CCCAAATCTCTTGCCACTCTTACTGCTGGGTGGTCTTGAATTGCTTCTGTTACTTCCTGGGGGACCAAGCTTTCTTGTTGCGGTTGTGAGCCTAGCCCTAAGATTCCCAAGGTTGAGTTTACCAGCTCCTCCGCTGGATTTAGTAGAGCCTGCACTGGTGCCTCGACGGCTTGTACCAGTGGCTCCAAGATTGGTGCCACGACGTCCTGGACGGTTGACATTACGGATCCCATTCCTCTGCATATCTGATGTTGGTCATCAAATATCTGCCACTGGAGATTGCAGACGATTTCTTGCAGATGTCTTTTCAGGTGCGTCATTTAGATCATAGACGTACAGGTTGAGTAGATCAGCATCCTCCAACCAGCCACGCTTGGCCTGACTCCAGTCTTCATCATCAAGGAGATACGGGCTCTCCTTTTCCATCTTAGCAACGTATGAAGTGTAGATCTTCTCGATGTCCTTGCGTAGGACTTCATCGCCCCATGTGGCGACTCGATAGTTTGCAATGCGTTGCAATTGATTGGGTGGCAAGCGACTGCCTTTCCCTCCAGTTTCTAGATTGTTCAAGATACGATCACGATCAACACGAAATGTAAGCCACGTTACCGGAGCTGTCATCTTGTGAAATCTTTGACCGCAGAACTGATGCTGTAGAATGGCAACACCTTGCCAATTGGGGGATTCGAAAACTATGCCTGATTGGCGATAGTTCGCCTCAGCTATGTACTCAGCTGGGGACTTGTGGAAATTAACTCTATACCACTTTTCACGAGCAGCAGAGAGAGAGAGAGCAATGTCATCACCCATGATTGTGCCACGATAATGAGCCCAGAAGAGCCCATATTCGGGATGTAATCCGAGTTCTTGACATGCAAAGATGTGACCAGTTATGATCATTTGTAGCGCAAATAGAGAATTGTCGATAGCAGTTTGAAACTGACCAGAAGGATTGCCTCCGTCCCCGGCAACTCCCTTTAAGAAGATTTCACCATCGGGTAGAATGAACGGCCCCATGGCTAATCCCATATAAATATTGCGCAGGCGGGCATAATTAGCATCTGTTTGAAGCTCAGGACTTAGAGCCTTGAACTTGATTTCACTGATACGAAGGAGATCCCTTACTCGGAAATTTGCCTCCATTTTCTTGACATCAAGCTCATAACATTTGTCTCTTACACCTCCT